CCAGTGATTATCATTGAATCACTGGATTGACTACTGCCACCACTTCCACTATCTGGAATTTTCTTTTCAATCCGCTTAATTTCAGTTCCCATGAATTCAGCGAATTCTGATATATTCGCTTGAAATGTCATTATTTATTGTAACCTCGATTGTAAGCTTCTTTTAGGTCGATGCCGTCAAGCACAGTAAACTTCCCAACAAGCAATGCTAAAGATTGGTTGGTTTGGGTGATCTTTTGAACCAATTTATTTAAGCCATCTTCACCTGTTTGAATGTTCTTCAACAGATCGCCAAGCTCTTTGATTGTGTCAATGCTTGCATCAACTTGTCCTCCTAAAAGCTCATTTTTGACATCTGCTTTCGCTTGATTTAAAAGCTCAAGAATTTTCTTAGCTGATAATGTTGAGGTTTCGTTAGTCGCACTGTCATTAATGCCAGCCGCATTGCTTGATAGGCTATTGATTCGCTGATTCATCTCATTGATTGCGCCAACAATCGTATCTTTCTGGGTTGTGCTCAGGCTTTGCATTGCCCCGATTAATTTGATAATCTCTTTATCTTTCATCCCCACAAATTCAGCAAATTCTGTGAGTGTTTGGTGAAATTCTGGTCTTGCCATGCTATAAAGCTCCTATGTTGTAAAAAGTTTTTAATTCTTCGAGAGTTGGGATTTTCTGGTCGCATTGTCCATCATCTAATTTGATAATTTCGACCTTTTCAATTACCACCTCAATATCTTGAGGCGGCTCAATAATTGCTACTAATTCATCTTTACACGTCATCTTCATTCGGTTGCGGTGTGACATCGCCCTCTAGTTTAAAAAGTGCGTTTCTAATCACCGTTTTTACCGCCCCCGCATTAGATATTGTTTGCAAATCGTAGTTGGCTTCTGACCAAATAGCGTATTTTGTTAAATCGTGGTTAAATTTAAGCAAAATTACGCCATTCTCAGCATCTACGACCTTAATAGTCTCATCCGTGCTAGATAGAGAAATTACAGTATGACTTCGCACTTTCGCCCACAAATCTAACCGCTTAATATTGGTTAGGTCGTATGGTTTAAGCTCCCCGTCTTGCTGCTTCTCATATATCCGCACTCTTCGCTCTTCATCATCACCACGATAAAGAACAATATCAGTATCTGACATTTAAGCCCCCTTACGCATTTGACTGAAACGTTTATCGTGCTGTCTGCCTTTTAACTCGCTTTCGTATGAATCTTTACAGTGGTTTTTGTCAAAGAATAGGAAATTGATTACTTTATGAATAATTACCCATCGTTTCTTTGGATTGGAAACTAAAATCGCACCTCGATAGGTGCGACTTGATAATGTTTCGTCTGCTGCGCCACCAGTTAAGGCGTTGAACAACTGGTCGAGAGCGATTAAATTGTGATAAGCGTAGAGCTTTAATTTGTTTGGAATTTCCATTCTTCAATTTCCTTTTCAAGTGCGGTGAGTTCTTCTAATGTTTTCGTGGCAAGCAAGCGATCTTCAAACGCCTGTCTTTGCCCAATAATCAAACCGATAGCAACTGCAAACTGCGATGCTTTCTCGATAACTTTCTCAACCAACACATCAAAAGGAACGCCACGAACCCTTGCGACTTGCTTAAGCATTGGTGTATCAGCTTTATTATCAGCTTTCCACGCTAAAGCCTCTTTTTCTTGTCGGTAAAAGCTTTCAATTTCGGTTTGAGGATAACCAACAAGCAAACTTGTTTTAATATCATCTGCTTTATTTGCTAGTCTATTCAATAAAGCCTCTTTTTCTTTAGAAAAAAGAGCCTTCTGCTTTTCTTTTGAGATAACAAACTGTTTTGTCTCTCTATCAAAAACGTAGAATTCACTTGGTGCTTTACCAGAGCAGCGTATTTCGCCATTTTCCACCCATACAGCACCACCATTTGTGATGCTCGCTGAAATCTCGTCAATCTGTGCTTGTGTCGCTATATTAATCCATCCGTCCTCATCACCTACGGGGTCTCGAAATGATAATGTCGCTATATTGAATTGTTTTAACATTAATTTTTAACTCCTATTGCAATAACGGTCACATTTGTTGGTTTGGTTACTGATATATAAACAGAATTACCGCCTTTGAAGAACGCCCCAACTGGATTAACCGCGCCTCCAGAATCAATAGCTATTACACTGGCCGAACCATCAAAAGATTCGGGTAAGTAGTAGTCACCTGATGAGTTCACAACTCCAATCTGCATCCTGATTATCATTAATCTATTTTGCTTAATTTTAAAGACATCAGCACCTTGGTAATGTGAACCGTATGACGAAGATGTTATACCGCCTATCAAGCTATTTAATACGTGGGTGTGCCAATCTAAGGAGTTACCATTACCAGTAATTACATCACCCGCTGAACGAAAAACTCCTGTGTGTTCAAATTCCCAATTTTTGAAACTGCCATTATCCTCTACTAGATTAATTACGCCTCGTCCGAAATTGCCGTACTCGTTGTAGCCAGTTTGTTTTGTCGTGTAACCAAGCGAAAAAGCAGCACCGCTATTACCTCTACTCATCACTTTCCCTTTAATGAAAGGGTAAAATGTGCCAACGCTATTGGCGGCTGCCTCAATAACTTCAAATGGCGCTGAGTAATTATATTGCAAGCCATAACCACCGTACCCAAGATGATCGGACTTCAATCCCTCATGTGACATGACAGCTTTTTTTATGTCTAGCCCGTTTTCTGACAAGATGGCTGTATATGCAGAATTCCCTTTATTATAAAAAACAACCCCATTATTTGAACTAACATTTAAATAACCTGACGATTCCACGTTACCGGTAGAAACTCTAGGCACAGTTAGCGAACCGATCATTGTGTCGCCATTTTTAGACACTCTACCGTTTGCATTGATGTTGGCATTATAGGCAGAATTCTGTGCGTTATTCGCCTTTAATACGCCGTCATTTGCTGTTAGTTGTGCATTGTCCGCTGCCGTTTTTGCTTCCACGCCTTTATCGTAAGCTACTTTTACAGCCTTTGGAGTTGCAGCCATGGATTCATCATTACTGGTAACCGAGGTTAAAAGTTTCGTTACGCCACTTGATGTCAATGTCGCAACTCCAAGCTCAGCTTTCGTAAACCCCCATCGCTGCCAGTCTAAAGAATCGGCTTGTTCTGGGTTTTTATTTGTATTTGCTCTCTTAGCTTTGTATGTAAGGTTCTTATACTGAACCAATGCACCAATAGGGTATTCCTGCGTTTCTGACCACTCAGGCAATCCACGCTGCAATAAATATCCGAACTTCTCATCAGTTCTCTTAAAGAGAAAATTGAACCATTCCATCGGGGGAATTCCACCTGTTTGATCGAATGAAACGCCCCACCCTCTGCCAATATCAGGGAAGTTACTCACTTCGCCTTGTTTAGCGCTCGATGCGAATATGTTTTCATCGGGTTTGTTATGTATCGCCATAAAATCCTCTATTTAATTTCAAAAATAATTTTAGCGCCTGCTTGTCTTGGCAGGATGTCAAGATTCTCTACTGCATATCTTGCGAACTGAGTTAAATATCTGCCAACAATCGAAACGGTAATCGTCATATTTAAATTGTCTTTTACTGTGCATCCATCACCAAAAACAAATCGGCACGCCTCAATAATGTTTGGAATCGTGCCGACTTGATAATTTTTAATGATTCTGCACTTTATTAAGAATCGGTAATCCTCGTCAGATAATCTGACAGAATCAGCTAACGGGTCTCTTAACCTGTACCATTGACCACCGCCATTAAACTTTTTGCTAAATCCAAGAGCATTTTTTGCATCTTTAAACCCAAAGAATTGTCTTAATGTATAACCATTAACAATTCTCGACTGCCCAACATGTTTCCCAACCAAATCTAATTGGTCGCCTGTTGCGGTTTCGATATTTAAAACATCTTGAAGTTGATATAAATCAATAAAGCATTGCGAGAATTCAACCTCTAACATTTTTACTGTTGACAGTGCTTTAGGCTTTCCTTGATACTGCCAGATAAGCAAATCTGAATAAGCCATTATTCCACCTCTATTGCGATGTCGCTTTCCATTATTCTCGCTAACTCTCTTGGTTGTAACGCCACGTTCTCGGCTTTTAATTGCTGTCCTTTTCGTGCGATTTTAAGCTCTTTAACCCAGAATCCACCTACTTGGTTAATTGGTGAATATAGGCGAGATAAAGAAACCGTTTGACCAATTT